TGTCTTTTTTACACAAGGATAGTCTTGAACAACAATGTAGGTAGGAAACACCTCTTTGAAGTTTGGGTGGTTGTACTTGCAGTTCCGACCAAATGATTTTAATACGATTTCAAAGTGAACAGGTCTATTGTAAGATAGAATCACTACTGGCATAGGTTTCATTTTCATTCCTTTGTTTGCAGATAATAAATCCATTACCTTTTTTCCATTGACTGTAATTTTGTTTGATGTGCTTCATATTATATTCAGAGGATAGGATATTGAACCCACATTTATCAAGTTTCTTCTTCCACCAACTTAATGATTCTTTTATGATGTGAGTTTTATCTAATTCGTAAGCAGGCACAATATATTTACCTCTATATCCAAGTGGGATTATACATAATAAGTACTCAGTAATTTCAGAAATCTCTTTTAAAATGCTGTCTATCTTAGAGTAATCAATATGTTCAAAAACATCCTTGGCGATCACTATTTTAAAATTACCGAGAGCTTTTAAATCATTTGATACAAATCTTTTAATACTTGCACTTACCTGACTCAAAGCATACTTACTGGTATCATATCCCCAGCATTGTTTGTGCAACAGTCTGAAGGCTTTTACATAGAATCCTTTTGCACATCCATAGTCAAGTATTTTATCTTCATCTTTTATATCTAATATCTCAATTATTCTGGCACACATAGGGATTGTCAGTTCTGGCATCCATCTGTAATTAGAAATGTGTCATTGGCATTTTAATAGCATTTAAAACATCCACTGTATTTGTAAATACACACCCACTACATTTATTAATGGGGTTGAATTTCATTTTAATTTTACCATCCATAAAGTTTAAAATATCTTCTGCTTTACAGATAGCATAATCAGAGGTGAAGTGTCTACTTGAATTATTCAGAACCAAGCTGTCACATGGAAAGACTGTTCCTCCATTTACTTCACTTAAATAGGGTCTGAAGTAAGCTTGATGACATACATTTGCTTCTGGTGTTCTGTGTAGTTTGTGTTGATGGAAGAATATATTGTTATTAAGTTCCTTTAATATTTCATCTATTCTCAGATGGTTTTTTATCAGTTCTTTTTGATTCCCTCTACAATCAGGAACCACTCGGACATATTCTACATCTGTTCCTTTAATTAGTCTTTCAACCTCTTTGAAATACCCAAGACTTTGACCAGTATATATAATACTACAACCTAATGTACCTTTTATTTTAGGGAAATATACTTTATCCAAGTTATTTAAACTTATGCGGACCCAAGTAAATAAATCCCATAGCACATTTTTACAAGTACCGTTTGTTATTAGAGCTATCTTCAATTCTCTACTGTGGATCCAACGAACAAGCTCATCGAATTCTGGATATAATGTGGGTTCTCCTCCACCTGTTATTATAACTGCTTTTAATCCACGAAATGACAACATTGTGATATAGTCCTGTATGACCCCTAATTCTATTCTTTCATGGGTATCCCTCCTTGATACAGAACAATAATGACAACCTAAATTGCAGGAACCCTCTGGGGATATATGAGTGGAAATAATTGTTCTTCCAGTTCCCTCACAATATGATTTCAGTTGATCAGGGTGCTTTAAGAATTTGTAATATGTTGAGGTGTATTTAAGTTCAGTCATTTTTTATAATACTCCGGAGGTATTGTGATAGATGTGTGTTCTCTCAACTCTATTGTCAAATTGTATCCTTGTTCAAGAGCATGTTGTCCATTCATTCTAATATTGTGAATCATATCAGGCTTACTTAAAACCCATTTAAGTTTATCTGTAAAGTTGAACAGATCATAGGATATAAAATCAACACCATCGACAAGATCATAATGAGGGAGATAATGGATGTCATTGAAAGAGGTATGAGTAAATAATAAAGCACCACTTCTGAAGGTACATTGGTGAGTAGCAGTATGCTGTCCATGTCCAGGTGCTGCAATGGATATCAATGTCTTTCTAAGACTATCGATAAAGGCTTCTCTTCCAGGTTCCCATTCAAAGTTTACATCGGAAAACTTTTCTAATTGGTGTTTGATTCCATCTCGTATGTCGTGATGATATCGATGTTCCCCAAATTTACAACTTAATATAATATCTCTATCATATTTATCTGGATATATCTCCATGAGTTCTGAGGAGAAGGTTGTTTTTAATACTACATTATAATCTTTCATAAACCGTTTCGATGGAAAGGCTTTTATTCTTGGTGTAGACCAGTTATTGAACCTGGTAAAAGCATCTTTGTCACCATCATCATGGGAGTCTACAAGTATCTTCAGACCCTGAAACTCGTTAAACAACTTGTCTGTTTTTTCTGTGAGTTTGGGATTAAATTTACTTGGCTGGTTTTCATCTGGGAAAGTCTGATAAGTAAGAACATCTCCGTCCCAGTTTCCTTCCCTCTCATAATGATTAAGTCTACTTATCTTTACCTGGATTCCATATACAGTTCGGAGTTCGTTGAGAACAGAAAGCCAGTAGAAATTATTTGCCCCAGTATGCATTATATGATGTATTTTCATTTTATACAAACTCCTTTTTAAGGGCTTCTTTGTCAACATTGGGGTGAAGTGAGAAGAACTTAAATATCTTCCCCATCTGAGGTAAGGATGCATAGTTTATTCCACTTGTATCTTCGTGCCAATCTATTGTTTGTTGTTTAATAGTTTTAGTATCTTTTTTAATAAGGCTGTCAAAAACAAAAGCTATCTCAGCATAATCGTTCTTATTTTTAATTACATGAGACACATTTGGATTTTCATATGTAACCCTACCATGACGTTTAGGTGCAGTAATAACAACAGGTGTTCCACATCTCATTGCTTCAAGAGGACCTCTATCATTCTGACCTCCTTCACCAAGATGAACAAATAGTTTTGATTGATTATAAATAGTTCTTAATTCCTCTCTGGGTACAAACCCGGGCTGAACAACATCTAATTCTGGTAGTAATTGTAGAGCAGGGGTAGTTTGTACTCCTCTACCCCCTCCACAAGGGAAGATAGCTTTCAGATTTTTACCATATATTTCTTTGTATTTATGTAATGCTCTGATAGTTCTCCATTGCCCTTTTTTATCGTGGACATGAGAAGCACCAATACAGATGTCATACCTCTTTTCTATATCTACTGGATAAAAGATTAATGGATGGGTTGGCTTTTCAAAGTGCAGCCAGATTCTGTTGAATCTATCCATATGAGGAGGATTATTGTGCAAGTCATCAAGAATTATGTCCCACCAGTGCCAACTTTCTCTACCTGTATTAGCACCATAGAGTATCTTCCATTTGTCCATGTGATATTCAACCATGAAATTATGCCACGAGCGAAATCCTCCTCTTATCCATATAACATCGTCTTCCCTGAGATAATCATTTAGGTAAGAAATCTCAGGCATCACAAATCCGTATATGTTTTTGTATGGTATGTTCATTTTACCAGGACCCTTAGCAGATTCAATGAAGACCATACATTCGTCTATAATCCCTTCTTCTATCATACGATTAATCAACCAGAATGTACCTTCTGTCCAGTATTGATCCCAACGCTCTGAACACCTTCTTTTGGGATTCCAGGGAGGTCGAGAATTAATTGGAGCATGATGTTTACAATAGAACATGAAAACCAGTCTCATTATAGCCCCCAAGTTTTCGATTCAGCCATCACAGGAAGATATTCATGATTATACAAAGTGTCCCAGTTGTATTTCTGTCTGGAGAATGTTTTGATCCGTAATGCTTCATTCTCTCTGAATCTTCCGAGAATGATAAGGGCAAGATCGTTGAGATAACGTACCATGTTTTCATTATGGAAAGCCATGTGATGTGATCCGAATTCAAAGAACAGCCCTTCATTCCCTGCAACTTCAATCAGAGTACCAAGAGATTTATTAGAGACAGTTAATACACCTGACAAAGCGGCTTCAGGGAGAACTAATCCAAATGATTCCTCTTTTGTAGGAAAGATGAACAAGTTTGACAGGAGCATTAAATTCCTGATCATATATTGAGGAACACCTGCTTCATATTCTTTACCGAGATCAGATGTAAATATTAAATCTTCTCCAGGTACAAGTCCTTCTCTCCTTGCAGCTTGTTTATACTTTTCAACATTCTGTTTATGTTGTCTGGTTGTAGCCCATTGGTTAGCAACAACTAAGCATACAGTATGAGCTTTCTTTTTAATGTTAGCCATGATGGATATAACATATTGTAATCTCTTTGCGGCTAATCTATCAACAGATGCTGGATATATTTTAACATAGGTGCTTTGCATGACAGCTGGATACTTTTTAATGAAATCACAGGTCTCTTTATCGAATCCAAACCATGATCTTGGGTCTTTGATGTGGTGTATACACCTCATATCCTCAGGCCACCCAGCAAATTGTTCTACTACTTGTTGCCTTGCTGTAATGTTAGGGAATATTATTTTATGTCGTGGTCCGTAATCTCTGATTCGCCACCAGTCATATGCTGTAGATGGTACACTGTGTATCCAATGCATCCATCTTGTAGTAGGTAAGTGCGGAGTTGCTTCTTTACAAGCAAGTCCATATGGCATGAACCATCCCTGGAAGATAAAGTCATGGGTGAATGCTAAATCAAAGTCCTTTAATTCCTTGACCAGCACATCTTTTGTATCTGCTATGGTTTTTTTATGATCATCGGTAAGTTCACTTATTGATTTATAATCTTTAAGATGGGAAAATGGTATGAGCTTTCGGATTTGGTAATTATCCTCATTCAATCCATACTTTTCAGCATCTCCTTCTGGCAGTGCTGTGAAGTTACCCTTACCATGAAACTGATCATTGACAAACAGATGTACCTCATGACCGTGTGAACAGAGCATCCTTATCTGATCTTGTACAATACCTGTTAGACTGTAGCCAGGATTGAATTCCATAAAATTGGTCAGTATTGCTATTTTCATCTTTTATCCTCCTTTATTTATACCAGTGTAAATGGTTCACAGCGTTTCTAACCAATGACAGACCTACCCATGTTCCTGGGAATGTGAATATCTCCCAATCTTTGTACTCTTCGGATGTATGTATCTCACGGGCAAGTTTCCAAACAGTGCAGTATGTATTTATCTTCTTGGATGGGGGATAGGTATCATGCAACGCTATGATACCACAAGGGGACACAAACTTTGACCAGTTATCAAAGTCTTTCTTAGCTTGTTCATGGGTGTGATCTGCATCAATAAACAAAAAGTCTATTGGATCTGATCCGTTTTCTTCCCATTCTTCAGCCGCTTGATCAGTGGACATGCAAAGATGTGTTGTGTTTGATTCTTTATACACCCCTTTCAGATTTCTTCCTTTCAACTCCACAGCTACGGCTTTTCTAACAAGGGGTGCTATCTGGTTGAAGGTGTACCCACCTCGTATACCCAATTCAACATAGGTGTGAGTGTGGAACATCTTTATAATCTCCATCATGACTGGAAGAAACTCATTCATTTTCCTGACATATGGATAATTGATTCGATACTTCTCCCATCTTTCGTCTACTGTTAGGTCACTTGTCATTTTAATCCTTTCTCCCCTATAATTATTGATTTACCAGTTAATTTATTTGTTCTTAAATCTATGTGTTCAGTGGATTTATGTATTATTCGATACATATCGTCCTTTAGAATCTTTCTCCATTTCTTTAGTTCCTGCTTCTGACAGATTACCGTCTTTCTTCTAAGGTTTTGAGTCCTAATCGATGCCATGTCGTTTCCTCATTATATTTATTCCTGTATTAACTCCAGCATACCATGTTTCCCAAAATGATCTCCATTCATCTTCGTGTTTATTTGTCTTTATTTGGTTCTTTACACACCATTTGAGAAACAAGGGCCAGAGTTTAGATTCTTGTGGTTTCATTAGAATAAACCCTTCTTAGATTGTTTTCTAAAACCTGAGGATATAGCTGGTTTATCTAATTGATTTATATGTAAATGGTAATGACTGGTAGGATATGTAGATTTACCATATTTACCAGGTGGTCGCTTTATTGCAATTTCTAAAAACCTTGATTTACTTAAATCCCCTACCATATATGCTCTACCAGGCAGAGGCCAACTCTTTTTCCAAAGTAGTCTTATGAAAATAAACATATCAAACTCATCCTTCTTTGATACCTTTTCTAATACATTGCAAGCATAGCTTGGTTTAGGTTCAACCGTGGTTAATGTGGTACTATACCTTGCTTTCACTTGTCTTTTTAAGAGCATATGACCCTGACCTGTATAAATAGCATTATACTCCTCTTCGATAGTAATTGCTCCGAGAACACCTTTAAAATAAGGATTGTGCCTATCAGCCTTTTTTATACCCACTATCTTTTTTGCCCTGTCTATTAATTTATCATCTATTCTGACGTAAGGTATTGACATTTGCTCACCCCCTTTTCTTTTACAACTTCTGTTACCTTATCAGCACAAGCATTGATATTGACTGCATGACTAACCATTATAATTTGCAGATTGATCTCAGATGATACCATCTTTAACATCTCTGATACTTTATGCTGTAAATCAGGAGATACATTTCTGAATGGCTCATCTAATATCATTGTTGGTCTATTCTTATTTAGCCCCCAACGAGAGACACGCAAAGCGAAAGAGGCTATATCTTTAGCCCCTCCACCTGATCCCTCTTTCGGTAAATATTCTTCTCCATTCATAACGAACAATAGGTCACATTCCGTTTTGTTTCTACGAGTGACAAATTCTGCTTTGAAGTCGGGCGGTTCTGGTAGTACTGATCTGAGGGCGGTAGTAACTAAAGAGGAGATATGATACTCCAGTTTCTTCTGTGTCTTTTGTGCCACTATCTGTAAGATGATACGGGCTTGTTCTGCATTGGCCAGTCGAGTAGAAGTTGTATCCAAATCTATTTCAAGCTGGGCTTTATTCCCAAGTAGCTCATCTCGTCTGCCTTTTGCAGTATAGAGCCTCCGTTTATAATCTTCTATATCAGATAATTTTACCATTCAAACTGCTCCTTAATCTCATCAAATTGAGATTGGATTTTAGTACCAATTGCTTCCTTTTGAGTGACTAACTCAACAAGTTCTGCTTTGGCTTTATCCAGAGTATCCACCTCAAACTCAGATGATAGACGTTCCATGTCGGAACTGATTCTACCTTCGAGCATACTCTTTTGAGATTTACCCTCTTCAACTTCTTTCTCCAGCTTTTTCAATTCGTTTATGATATCTGTCATGCCAGCACCTCGTCTATGATGTCTTTGATTCCCTGACTCGTTGAATTTGCTTCCATGTATTTTGTTACATTCTTTCTGAAATTCAAACCCTGTAATTCTACATCCTCATCTTTCAGTCCAGCAATGAAGGCTTCCAGTTCTTCGTTCTTCTCTTGTTCCTCTTCAGCTTTCGTCAAGTCAAACACTTCTTCAAATTGTGCAATTGGTATTTCTATTTCAATTAAATCATCAGTTGGATCTTCTGTGTCTATAATATAAATTACAGGTTTGTGGTTTCCCTGATCTATATTTGTACGCATCAATGATCCACAATTCAAAAGATATTTACCACCATATTCAAACTTGAATGAAGTATGATTGTCGCCAGATACAATTAAATCGAAAGCATGGTTTTTAAGCATAGGATAACCATATGTATGTCCTTCTTGCTTTGCCCATAATTTGTCATTGACTATCATTTTGTGGAGGGCAAGAATGTTGTACTTGTTTTTATCCTCTATCTTTGGTATTTCTTCATTCCAAGATGCACCATATATATGAAAGTTACCGAGATCGTGAAACGGATCAGATCCTAATAGTACAACAACTTGTGCTGAGTCCATCACTTTCAAAGGTGTGTTATTTTTGTCTGAAGAATGGTATCTCATATCATGTTGTCCAAGAATAGATAAGATGGTAGGGACACCAGGTTGTTTGAATTTATGAATATAATGTTGTTTAAGGAAGTCGCTTATTTGGTAGGAATCAAAGAAGTCACCAGGTTGTAAGATGTAACGACAGCTATAGTTGGCTGCTGTTTCAAGTATGAAGTTGATTTTAGATTCCTGTGTGTGAATGAAATCATCAGTTCTATTCTTTGGTTTCTTACCACGAATGTGCCAATCACCTGTAACAAGTAGTTTCATTTGTTCCTCTAATAGGGTAGGTTCTTACGAAGATTTTTAAGCCATTCTACAGCTTTTCTTCTCCTGGGATTTGCTGCAACAAAGTCCGATAGATATTTAAGGAAATGTTTCATTTCCTCTCTGTCCTCCAATTCAATAAGAACAGGTCCTCTTTCTTTGCCGTCTTTGATGTGACTCCATACTTTCATTTTATTTCTCCTTTGGCATAGTCTGTTTGCACAGGGGACAGATATCAAGTGAATTTAGCTTGCTTTCATATGCTGTAACCGCTAATTCAAGCGCGGCATTTGCGGCTCCTTGATCTTCCTTAAGCTCATGTATAGAGCGACATATCTTTTCTAATTTATCATGCTTAAAAACGATATCAGCATGGAGTTTAATGTTGGTTTTAATCTTTTTTATTGGTGTTTCTATCTCCAACCATTCTTTTATGTAAGCTTGTTCCTCTTTATTCTTAGTGATACTTGTTATCAATTGGTTTAGAAGTGCAACTTTTCTTGATACCTTTTCATATTCACCTTCAATAAGTAATGTTACGTCAACAAGAAGAGGCTCAACTTTCAAGAACTCTTTTATATCCCGCAAGTCTCTTTCCCACTTTTCAATATTATCTATCAGACTATGTATATTGGTTATCTTCTCCTCTAACTCTGTCAACTTATGATAATTTTCTTCCCATTCAAGTACTTTTATTTCCATATCCCCAAGCCCTTTATATTTCTTCAAGTCAAAGGTTGCTTCCTTGAGGCTAAGTTTTATCCTATTTTTATCTCCTTTAGTTTTGTTCACAATGGAGTTTATTTTCGAGTAGGTAGTATCGATTATATCCAGTCCGACAGCTTCGTTCAATTCTTGGGCTACTTTACCAGGTGAATCATTTAAGAGATAGAAACCATCATCTTGACCGTGTACATTTATATCTGACATCCGAGTGATATTCTTTACTTCATCTGGTAGTTCTGACTTGATAGCTCGTAGCTCACCAGTTGGTATATTATATCCATTCTCAGATTTATTTCTTATCCTTTCAATAAAGTTACCCTCATCAAAGCTGACGGCGACACTTGATTCAGCTCCACCTTTCCAATGTGAGAAGTCACCCCTTGATGGTGAATTTAGTAGAACCCACCGCAATGCACGAATCACATTCGATTTGCCACAATCACTCTGTCCTTGAATTATATTTACACCTTTATCAAAATCAATTACAGAATCTTTATGGGTCTTAAAGTTGGTGAGTTGAATTGCTTCAATCATTGTTTAATCCTTGTACCTATTTTAGTATCACTACTTTTATAATTATATAATGCCATACGAGCTAATCCATATGCATCACACAAGTTATCATCCTCAAATTCAAGCCCCCATCGTTTGAATGTTTTCAACAGCATGAGGTCTTTCTTGCAGTTGCCTTTACCTGTTACAAACTTCTTTAACTGCTGTGGTGTTTTAATTTGATATGGAAGATTCGCTACTTTCATATAGACACGGAGCATAAAATGTAAAGCACCAAGTTGATGTGCATATTGACTTTTACGGGAGAAAGCTATACCTTCCATATAAATCATGTTTGGTAGATAGACCAAATTTTGATCTTGAATATGATCCATTGTAGTCTCAACAAGATATAATAACCTATCTTCCACTTCAGTTTTACTATCTGTTGACAATAGATTCTGATCAAGGATGTCCGCATTCTCATCAATACTTACAATTGCTAAGCCTGTAAAGCTTGGATCAATTCCGATAAAATGCATTATCTTCTCACTTTCGGTTTACGTGGGTCTTGCAATACTTTCTGCACTTGTCTCCATAACATTATAGTACGATTGCGGACAGTCTCTTCTGATCCATTATCTTCAACGAATTTAGTAGCATGATCAAGTCCGACATATTCTTTATCATTATGACAGCATACATATTTACTATGGTTGGTTACTTCTTTGTTGTACTGAAGACAGGTTCTAATGTCATCAATACCATAATTGTGCATGAGATAGAAGAACCCTTTTCGCCAGGGTTCGTCAAGAGAATTCTTTGTTATTACATAGCCAACTTTGTTCCCCCTGTCTTTCTCAAATTCACCTTGAATTTCGTACGGGGCATCTTCTTTAATGTTGGCTTTTTTAATGAGTCTGCCACCTTTTGTAGGATGCAATTTAATACGAAGTGATGCATAAAAAGAAATACCCATTCCCCCAGGTGTTACTTCACCAAATTGTCCCTGTCTGATTTGATTTGAACAAGCAATAATGTAATTGTTTTCACGAATACCAACACAAGTTTTGCGTAAGCCAGCAGAGAATTCTTTGGCTCGTTTCATTCCCATTGCATCACCTGTTTCAAGTTCAAGGTCAGTTGTCAATGCGGCAAGAGAGTCGGTCATTATACCATTTGCTATCTCTCTATTAGGTGGATTGAATTTCTTGATTTCTGTGAATACTTCTTTTACGGTTATAGGCATAGAGTAATTTGATTTAGGAAGTACCATACCATAAATACGAGCATACTCTTTATCAAGACGACCCTCGGGGTCGAGGAACTTTACTTCCCCACCCCGAGTTTGAATACTACCTCCTATCTCAGACAGCACCGCAGTTTTACCGATACTATTAGGTCCATATATTTCAGCTAAGATACCACTTGGTACACCCCCACATTCTGTTCTTAATCCAGAGATGTCAAGATCAAGAATGGTACATCCAGTTGATACTATCAGTTGAAAGTTACCTTCATTTGGGGTGAACTTTAATTCACCTTCCACTTCGACAACAGGTCCTTCTGGTTCAGCATTGCGGATTTTCATAACTACCCCTTATTTCAATGGTGCTCTTTTACGAATACGACGGCGAGTTGTTGTAGGTGCTGGTTCTTTTTTCTCCAGCTGTGCTGCTTCTTCTTGTACAACAGGAGGGGCTTCACCCTCAGCCGCTTTCAAAACATCAAGTTCATCACTACAAGGATCCCATTTGATACAACCATCACAACCTTCAGTAGGAAACTTGTCATGATCAGCACCGAATGTAAACCCATGAGGACACTCTTTCTCACCAACTTGAACAGCTGGTTTATTAGTAACAGCACTCATCTTTTCTTTTTTCTTTTCACCGGCTGTGTCATCCCCTGTTTTTTCTTTCTTATCAGGAGCACCGGGTTTAGCTCCAGCAGGTGTGAGTACTTTTCTCTCACCGTCATGATCGGCACCATAGAATGATTTATAGATAACTTCATATGACGGATCGGTATCAATAAGATTATCTATAGAACATCCCTGTTCAAGTATTGAATCGGGAATAGGGGATTTTCGTTCTACAAACTTAGGGTTGGTGTATTTGATACTGTCTCGTTTCTTTCCTTCCCCATCAGTAAATGAACCATCAGCGTAGCTTTTGATAAAGATTTGGCTACCTTCTTCTGGGTCCATGTACGGAATGACACCACCCTCCATCGGAATCTCAGATGCTTCCTTCAATTGATTCACAATAAACCAGTGTGCAATCTCCCAAAGTTGAACACCTTTCTTTTCTTCTTCAGGTGTATCATGTACCCAAACAAGATAGAAGGCTCTGTGTTTTGCTTTCCTCTTTTTGTATTCATCTTCTGGAAGACGGCGTGAAGCCATGTATTCTGCAACGGGATCAGGTTTACGCCACATGATTGATGGGCTAACAAACTGATCTCTCATTGCTCCAACATTTTGATAGATCCACAGACACAATACCCAACACAGTTTGTCCTCTTGTTCATAAGGGTGCTTCTTTCCAGCGAGCCACGGAATGATATCAAAGACATGTTCACCGGTTTCTGGTTTCCATATCTCCATCTTCTCAGGCAAACTATCTGCAATTACAACAGATCCAGAATGAAAGCCTGTTTCCTCTTTTCGTGAGTGTTCTTCCTGCTGACGTCCTTGCATGTCCTCTCTTGCTTTTTTAATCTTGTCCAAATAACTTGACATCTTACTCCTCCTTGTTTTGTTGTTGTTGTTTCAACTTGGTTACTAACCCCTTGTTATCTATAGTCTTTCTATACTCTGAATCGTTCTCTTTGTCAACAAGAGTTTGTATTGTTTCATCTTCTATCCGAGGTGCTGAAAAGTAACCCGAACTATGCAATCTGGATAGTACTTCTATCATTGATTTACGGTGTTCAAATGCCCTCAATGCTCGTTTGAACCTGTTTGATGTGTATTTAGCCTGTCTTGCTTTCTTTGATTTATCAAGGTACCCTTGCTCCGTATATATCACAGAGTTAATGGCTGTTTCAGTTGTTTTTTGTAACCCGTAATCTGCAGGAGCACCTGCTATAATTTGGTAGCGTTGTGCCTTTTCTTCTTCAACAGCCGCATCTGCATTCTCAGATTCGAGTTCGGCTGTAGCTGACCCTTCTCCATATTCACCAAAAACAGACGCTTGCTCTCTTGCATTGATATGCAATCGATTGAATTGAATTGATTTATCCTTTTTATAATCATGGTCTTTTAACATATTAACCCTCTCTACATGCTAAACAGCACAAATGACAAGCCATTATTAACCCGGGGTGACCAGAATACATGATACTTTTCTCTAAAACTCCGAGCATTTCAAGAGTTTGCATGTTACCACTCTCACCAATGTGAACTTTCCCTACGTATTCAAGAATAGCTCTACGAGCAGACTCGGGATTGCCCTCAAGATTAGGTAGTATCTTTTTGATTTTGTGCCACTTCTGTTTGTATCCTATTCTTGGATCACAAAGAGTTCTGGAGATATCTATTACAGCTTTTTTATCATGGGTAAGGTTTGAGATACAGGCAAGAGCGGCAGCTGGATCTTCCATATCAATGATAGTATCCAGTAAATTTAAAGCTACTCCAGCTGAACCATTAGAAACATCTACAATCTTTTCGATTACTTCTTTGGTGATGTTCTCTTTTTCTTCGGAGTAGAGGATATCTTCCAGCAGGGTTGTCATCTCTGCCATTTGAAATGGCTTGCACAAGAATTTATATGGTCTGCGTCTGAAAGAATCCTTTAATTTCTCAGGCTCAGTTGTACACAGAACCCAGTAAACATGTTTGTATGGGTCCTCCAACTGTTTCAACAATGCCTCTTGTGCATCATGTGTTACCTGATGACACTCATCAATGAAGTACATCTTATGGTTACCAATCATAGGTAAGTAAGTTGAATTGTCCAGTAGAGTTCGTATTTCTTTTATGCCTCTTGCCGCAGACCCATTAATTTCAAAGAAGTCCTCATCAGCTATGCCAAGTACACTTTTGAGAATGTAAGCAAGTGTTGTTTTACCTGAGCCGGCAGGACCTGTGAATAGAAAAGAATGAGGTGGTCCTTTCTGTCTGTTAAGAACTGATTTTAGGGATGCAATGTGTTCCTCATTGCCGTAGAACTCATCAAAACCTTGTGGTCGATATTCAATTTGTAATGGCATTTACTTTCCTTCCATATTATTTCAATTCATTAAGAGGACATTCATAACACATTTCATCTGGCATTGGACATTCATCACAAAAAGTATTGATGATCTCAGTGGTGTCCTCAATCCTTCTTTCGAGTTCCACATTCTTTGTGACCAGTCCATTACACTTACGAACATACTTACTAAGTTCCATCTTTGTATTGTCAAGATGTCTTTTTGTGTTACCAAGTTTTTGTCCGATTGACATAAGCTCTTTTTGCATACCTTTAATAGGATGTGTCATTTTGTCCTCCTTAAGCCGTAAGCTTTAGCTTTTCTTTATCATACCAACTCATATCGATTGGACTTATTTCCAAATCGATCTTCAATGGTATTGTTATCCAATCAAATCGTTCACGGACTTTTTGTGTACCAATTTCATTCAAAAGTGATATGACTTCTGCTTTCTCTGGTGGGAATAAATTAAACAAGATGGAGTCATGTACCTGTCCTATTATTTTAGTAAGCATCTTCCGTTTTCGCATGGTCCTGTTTATACGAATAAGTGACCAGAGCATCACATGAAATGCAGTCCCTTGAATAGGGTAGTTGCCTATTTCTTTTTCATTCATGTAACCTTGATATCTAAACCCAAGATAAGTCTCAACGTATCCATGGTTGATATAGAAATTGTTTATATCCTTTTTCCATTGAGCATACCCTTGAAATCTTTCATTCCAGAATATATTTTCAACTGCTCGACAATGCTCTGTGAAGTCGTATAGGGTTTCTATCCCTTTTCTATCTTTAATCCAGTCTTTAATTATGATACCAGATTTAGTCTTTAAATTCATACAACGATGCCAGAGATCAGGAGCACAATTACCATAGTATGATCCATAGAATTGAGGGAAGACCCATCCATTTTTAGAGTTGAATCTAAGTACTTCTGTTACCTCATCAATAGGTAAGTCCCAGATATCTATTGTTGTATCTCTATGCATATCTGTAGATTCATCTAAAAGATAAGTGGTCATGTTCTTATCTTTGTGGTAGCAGTTACCAATTGATACTTCAATACTTTTATAATCAGCATCCAACAGTTGCCAGCCCTTGTGGGGCATGATTCCTCTTCGACAATATTTCTTTGACTCCTCTTCTCGTACTGGTATGTTCTGAAAGCTTGGTTCTGAAGCTGATGACCTATAACTGACAGGTACTATTAGATCAAAACTTGGGTGCATTCTGTCTTCGTAGGTAGCTTTAATAAACTGATTCAAATACGTGGAGCTTATTTTTTTGTACTGCCTCCACTTCTGCAGGTCTCTAACAAAAGGATGATCTATAAATTCAAGTGCCGATTTATCAGTACTTACATTCTTATTCTTAGTTTCTGGGAGGTCAAACCCAAGTACTTCTTTCAGTAATATTGCTATGTCTTTAGCTGAAAATTCCTTTGCTTTTACTCGGAGTTCATATCCAGTATACTCTTTAAATGCTTTAGCTTCAGGTCCATTTTCAAGGCGGTCTTTTACTTTATCGATTAACTCGGTTACTTCCTTCTTGGCTTTGTAGTAATACTCCTCATCAGATGGTATACCGTTTTGTTGTACGAATGAGAACTCATGACTGCCGTCTTGAAAAAGGTCATAAGCGAGGTTAATGTTATCCCAACCTCTTTCAGATAATTCATAAAATTCATCCATTTGTTTGTATGAAAGTCTCATACCATATAAAGAATCTAAACCATTATACAGCAGTAGTTTCGGAAGAGGTACTTCTTCCATTCTATTAAAAGGAAACCCTTTAATGTAACTCTTAACATCTAAATCATAAGGGACTACACCAAAGTTGATATACGTTTGAAACTTTAAGCTACTCCATCTTCGTCTATTGTCGAGGATGTGAGCCGCCATTAATGAATCCCAATTCCATCCTAATACTTGAATACCAAGAATAATCTTTTCCCACTCATCCTCATACTTCAAGTTGTGTGCCATCTTTTTGATGTTGACATCCGTTAATAGAGTATCTAACCGATTTATTATTTCTTCCAACTCATCGCTTGTCCAATGATCTCTATATTGAAGAGGAAAAGAATAAGCTGTCTCCCCATCTTCCGACAATGAGATAGATACTATCTTATGTCCTGGTCTATACGGTTTTATACCTGTAGTTTCAAGGTCATGATATAAGTCATCAGGAGGATCTGCAATGATTTCATCTAATAATGATATCACCTCATTAAATTCCGTAAGCTTTACTACATTCTTTTCATCATTTATTACGGGTTTATTCTTTAAAGAAGGCTTTTGCAAACAGGATATAGCAAACTGTAAATCCCGTCTGTACTGTGACATTATATTTTGATTGCTTAGATTACGGTGAGCATAAGAGGGATGAAAAATAGGAATTATCCATGCATTGTATCTGCGATCTGGTATACAGGTGTGTCTCCATCTTGACACTTGTACTTCGGAGAAGAAGGATCCAAATACTGATCTACAAGCTGATCCTCCCATTACAATAATATAATCTGGGTTAAGTTCTTTTATGTATTGATTTACAATCGGTCGGCATTGTTCGATCTCAATATTCTCAGGTGATCTTATTGATTTACTACCCCCAGTTTTTTCATACCCTGGGAAACAACCAATAGCATTTACTTTCCAGAAATCACGATCTAAATCTAATCCATACTTTTCAAGTTCCTTTCTTAGAAACTTGCCAACTTCTCCTACAAACTGTTTACCATGTAAGTCTTCATCTGGACCTGATGCCTCACCAATAATGAGACACTTCATTTTTCCCCGTCCAGTTGGTGCGAGTCTTGCAGATTGAGAGGTAGTAAACATACCACACTCGTTACAGAACGGACCTCCGTCTTTTAGATCATACACTACTTGGGTATTAGCTACCTCTTCTTTTGTGAATAAACTCATTAGCCCACCAATGAAAGTATATGTTTAAATTTATCTATCTCAAACATCACACCTCTATCTGTATAGGATACTTTTTCTCTACCAAGTCCTTTAGATGTGATGTCACCAAGAAACATAGGATTCATACGCAACTTTATTGGATCAGTCATTCCTTCATTTGGATTTTCACACTCTCTCTCAACACCTGCTATTCCCCCTTCATACTCACCACTGATAATAAGTTTATCAAGTTGAAAGTCCAGCAAGATTGTTCTGTCTTGTATATTTTGATCACTTACCATTATAGAAGCAAATTCGACGGCTTCTCTGATTGTGTCAGGGAATAGTAAGGTAGTTCCTTTAAACTGAAGAAACACCTTTTCGATATCAAGAAAGTCACCGTCCTTTTTACGAATACTGTAAATGACATCCTTTTTATCTGCAAAATGTACCCACTTTTCAGTAATGCAGATGTCCACAACAGTTGAGAAGTCAGTTAATTCATGCATCGATTGGGCATCAACAAGAAAACTTTTGTCTTTGAACGGTGAGTCATCAAATTTGTACCATGCTATTCTTGCCTCATGACCACAGAAAGCATTCTCTCCGTCAAATTTGATACAGGAAGTTGTCTGGGTTCGGTCCTTATCGGCAGAGAACTGAAGGAGATGAATAGCAGAGCCAAAGTCAGCAGGAAGTTTATCCCATTCATACTTTGTGAACTCCTCTGCCAGTAACTTGATTTTATCAGAGACTTCATTATTTACATTGGTTGAGAATTTACCCTTCGAGAATTCTGTTTTAAATTTCAGGGTGTTTCCCTCAATTTCCATTTCGACTTCTTCACCATCAAGTGATCCTACAATCTTTGAGAATAGATCAGCTTTGACAGAGAATGGAGTTTCAACTTCATACGGATGATGGATACAAACCCGGTCATTATAGGTTACTACATCTGTACCAGTAAAGATGAAGTGGGTCATAATTTCGATGTTTTCTTTCTTAGCAAGAGCCGGTCTTACTAAGTTGAGTACATTCACCAGTTCCAATTTATTTACTTTCATTATCCCCTCCTTTATTTAAAATGGTATGTCATCTTCTTCCACTTTTATATCTAAGATGGTTTGTGAGTCTTTATCATAGTAAAAGGATATCAATCTGTTGTAAGCATACCCTCTTATTTCTATATTGTTTTTCACTTCCCTTTCTAACTCAGGTTTCTTCATCTGAGGGAAGTTACCTGCGAGATATAGTATCATATTTACCTCATGCGAAAAGATTAGCTTGTTTCTCTTTGTATGACCAAGGATAATCAGGTGAAGCTTGACACATATCCAAGAAGTAAATCATATTCACTCTGTCCCGTGCTTTGTGATCTTCAGCAAGCTCCTCTAAAGTGTAACCAATATCACCAAAGTATTTTACTACTTTAGCTAACTCCATCTCTGACAATAGTTTTACATGCTCATGTTCCTTGCATGTTGCTGGATCTTTCCTTGAAGACACAAACATAACCACAGGTGGTTTATCATATCGATATTTATACCCATCAGAACTTGTCTTCGGCATGATGATAATACCGAGTCGAGCATAGTAAACCCAGCTTGAACTATCAACACTATACCAAGGGAATCTTTGAACTAAACTTGGAGCATTCAATCCGAATCCATGTACTTTACATTTAGGTAAATTTAACGGTGTATCACAGATTAATTCCCATGACTTCTTGAAGAATTTAATACGAGCCTTTTCAGTTTCACCAGCCATGCCACCTAAGCAGAAGTATTTATAATTGAGACACCGTATCAGATACTCGGGGAAAGGGTCTTCAAGATGAAATACAGGTAACGGAGTGAACCCAGCATCTTCCATGATCTCTTGATTCTTCCACGTCTGTTCAACATCTCCAATCACATCAAGATTTGCATAGACTTCAATTTTATCCATATGCAATTTAATATAGCTCATGTAATTGTCTATGTTTATAGGGTGTCCCCCTTTATTTGCTGAGAATGCCCCAGAATCAAGAAAGATTTTCATTTATCCAACCCCCTCATTAGATTAAAAAAGTCAGAGTAAGCCCGATCATCAACAAAGAAGTCATAATGTGGTTTGCCAAAGATGATCTCATCATACACTACTTTATGTTTAGAGAGCCATTTCAAGGTAATATTCTTGTCTTCCTCATGTCGAGAAGTAAATAGAATAATTCTGTAACCGGAATCATGTAATCTTTTTACCCTTTTTATATTCTTTAGTCTTGGGGTACGAGCCATGTAAACTTCTTCTCCCCATTCCTCTGTCTCAAAAGTGAGAACCCCATCAATGTCTACTGCAATAACCTTTGATAGCTTTGAGTATGTCACTATTCCTCTCCTCATCAAATTCATTATGTAATGCCCTACTATAATATTCATCCAACATGGTTTCATTATCAAAATCAAGTTTAATACCATTCAAAGTCAATGCTACCCATTTTCTGAAACAAGACGGACATTTATTACAAGAAGATAATTGACCAGAGTAACAAGATACTGTGGCTAACAGTTTTTCTACTGGTAAATCTTTCTTTAAATACCATTTTACAATCTGTGTTTTAGTCATGTTCCAGAAAGGAGACCATACTTTAATTTTACTACCCTTTATATTAGTTAGCATTGTACTTATCCACCTAAATATTTCGGGAGTCTTATCAGATACATTGTCTCCTTTAATACCAGCAATAACAATATTGTCTCCATATTTTTCTGCAAGCATAGCAAGATAAAGATTGCGAAAAGGAATATAAGCATTTTGACCCTCCTCTTGTCTATCCTTCAAATTAAGACTGTGATCAACAATAGTATTTGGTATCAGTTGTTTTACAGTAGAAACTTCTAAGTCTGAGTAGGGAGTATTGAGATGAAAGTAAACAGGATGTACATAAGGGGTATAATCAACTCCTTGTGTTGATGTATAAAAATCAATTAACCAATGATATGCGATATAGGAATCTACACCACCGGAACAGCAGAGTATAACTGGCATACTTTCTCCTATGTATGAACATAGTTTGAGAAGGGAATGTCCCCTCTTTTAATGGAATGAGCATCCATGTGTGTGTTCCAGCAACAACCATTACAATGTTTGATCACTATCTCTTTCCATCTTTTCTTCCATTCTTCCCAATGATCTACAAGTCGTAAGAGATGCATATTGTATTTACCGGGCATATAAAAATCATCACAAGGTCTGACTTGACCATTATAATCAATTGTTATCCATGATGGAAATTCATCATACTTTGCACAGTTCCAATTATAATTGAAAAGGTAATCATCACCCATTATTGAATCGATGAATGATTCACTATTATGAAGGAGTAAATTATTCTCCTTGATGTGTTTCAATTTAATGAACATGTTTTTTAAATGTGTTTCATGTTCCCATCTACAAAACAATAAGCTTTCAAACCCTTTAAAGTTCTTACATTTTGTACCAGGATGATTGAGATCAGGATGAATGATGTCGAAGAAGGTCCAGATACCTTCGTTAGACATTTGTTTAACATGCTCTGGGAATGCACCAAAGTTTAACGCTGTCAGTGTAGTGATGGCTGCCCCGTCTCTAATGTTAGGGTATTTCATCCATTCTTTTAATAGTGGTGCCCCATATGACATTTTCTTACCAGCTGCTAATTCTCCAGTATTAATGTCATAACTGACAGATAATGATTTAGCACCATTATCATACAGTTCTTTTATCTTTTCTTTGGCTTTATTCACTCGACCAGATGTAATAACAGTTGTGTGGATACCAATACTTTCAGCATACCCTACAACTTCTGGTAATTTATCGAAGTCAGCAAGAGGTTCAGCACCATAAAATGCTATGAATCCACAACCAAGTTTATGTAGTTGATCAATCCCTTTGCACCATTGTTTAGCTGACATTGTATTTTCTTCACCTGTAGCCATGGAACAATACTCACAATTTGAGGGACACTTCCTTGTCCACAGAATTTCAGCTTTAACTATTTCCATATGAATACCTGATTACCTTTAATTTCAGTGACTTTTTTGAAGTTTATAGAAAACATTATATCTGGGGTAGCTCCCCATTTATGAGTGTGATAATCTTTGGAGAATAAATTGTATTTGTAACCTGTTATAGGATTAGGAAATCCCAATATAATTATATTAGATATGATTTTCAACCTGTTTATTATCTGTAAAGCTCTGTCCTTATGAATATGTTCAAATATATGGTTAGCAACTGTAATATAAGGGACAGATATTGTAGGTAGTATCTCATCAATGAAAGCATCCACATCTATTTCATATATCCAATCATACACTTTCATTACTGTTTCATATACTTTAGGAGGTATACCAGGATCAATACCTGTAAGTGTGAATCTACCAGGGTGCAACACTTTAAGTAAATATCCAAGTATACCTCTACCACACCCTATGTCTAAAATATTACCTTCTTTAGCTTCAGAGTATATTAGATTAACAAGGTCAGGTATTTGTTTAATATTACTTACTCCTGAGGTTGACATTACTTTAATCCCATCAATTTGAGGGCTTCTTGTTTAACTGAATCTTTGAAGAAATTCCCTCTAATAGAGGATGTAATCATACCACCATTGTTAGGTTGTTTGACACCTCTGCTGATCATACACATATGAACAGCTTCCATAACAACCATACATCCTTCGGGTCGCATAGCATTTTCAAAGGCATCAATGACTTGATTGCAAAGATTCTCCTGTAATTGAGGTCTGGCAGCATAGTGCTGAACGAGTCGAGCTGGTTTGGAAGCACCTATAAGTTTATCATTTGGTATGTAAGCCAACCAAGCTGTTCCAAAGAAAGGAAGAAAATGGTGTGAATAGGTAGATATGAAAGATATAGGAGGGAATACTATAATTTCAGTATAACCTTCTTCATTAGGAAAGGATTTGAAATCGGTAAACTCTTTACCAACATTAGTAAAGAACTCCTGACAATACATCTTTGCCATTCTCTTGGGAGTATCAATAAGGTTGGGGTCCTCAAGTGAAAACCCCAACCCTGCAGTTATCATTTGCCCAAGACAGGCTTCGACAACTGATTCTTTCATTCGGCTACCTTAAACAAGCCATCAATTTCATTGATTGTGAGTTCTTTGTCCTTGCGGAGATGATTAAGATGTCCACGAACACGACCAACTTTGACGCCGACCTTCTCGGCAATCTCTGCAAGTTTAGCACCCTTGAAGAACAGGTCATCCATGTTACCGGCTTGTGAGTTCAGGACATGACCATACCGAGACTTTGGCTTCGGGTCTTTCTTCTTTGCCGGGGGCTTGTCTTTCTTTTTCTCATCGGGCTTTGTGTCCTTCTCTTCTGCTGGTTTGTCTTCCCCGGGATCAGGGTCGGTCTCAGTCTCAGGTGGTGCTTCCCCTCCACCCTCAGATTGAAGCTCATCCCGAAAGATATTGTTGTAGAATTGTTTGACGACTTCGGGGAGTTCCCCATCTTTACCGTCTTTTGCGATAGTTTCTACACCATCAGCAAATTGTCCGATCATGACTTTCTTGGACAAACCGACAACTTTAATCTTTGCTTCGAGCAGTGTGGTATTGTTCAAAGCGGTTACGGCTTCTCTCAAGCCACCCATGTCAATCTCATTCTCTGGAATCATGCTACTTCCTCCTATTAGGGGTTGTTGGTTACGAACTGATTAAGCTATGCTATAGCATAAACAACTCATAGCTGTCAAGAATTAATTTCATTATTCCTAAATTTTAAGCTATGCTATAGCATAAACAACTCATAGCTGTCAAGAATTAATTTCATTATTCCTAAATTAATTACCTTACATTTATATATTTGTGGATTTGTACATTTAATATAATATTGAATAGCTTATCCTCTTTCATTGTTTCAATAAGGGAGTGAATAGATAAATTATCATGTACTGGAGAGAAAGCTATCTGAGGTGGGATGAATTCATCTGACTTCCATTGTTTAACTTTTTCTTTAGCTATGTAGTAATCTTCCCAGTTTGATATAACAAATTTAATGTAATCATCT